TACTTGGTCCCATGGAGCTTGACCCCACGTTCCTCAAGGAACATCCGTACCTACTCGAGCTAGCAGGGAAAGGACGAACAACAACACGAGGCAGTCTCATGGGACTGCCCCTTGCGTGGCCCGTACTGTCACTCCTCAACGAGTGGGCGGCCCGCGAAGCAATTGCCCAAGGCAAGGAGGGTAACCTCGAAGCCCAGGCGATTGCTCGCCAAGGAAATAGACTACCAGTATGCATTTGTGGAGACGACATGGGGGCTTACTGGCCACCCACGGCCACAGAACGTTACTTCGCGAACCTCGAATCGGTTGGCCTGGTTGTGAACCAGAACAAAACATTCCGAAGTCCTACGGGGCTCATCTTTGTGGAGAAACTCTTCAAGCTAGGTAAGACCAAGCTTGGGGAGCTCCCCGCATCAGAGCCACCATCGAGGAGCGCACCTACTGGAGTGACACTCTACGACTACGTCCGCATCCCGCTGTCCGACGCGGGAGGGAAGGCACGTTACCGCGAGCTTTCAACCGTCCTCCGTCCGACACTCAGCGCCATCGCTGCCGCAAAGCGCCAGGGACAGAAGGACGATACGTCTCCACTGTGGCTGTCCCTCCCAGCGACCCTCTCACACGAAATCGCCAAGGTCCATGAACCATGGCGACGAACTCGAGTGTTTGAAGTCGCAAGGAGACTCCACGCCCCACTCTTTCGAATGTATACGCAGAGCGGACTGCCCTTGCACTGGCCAAGGGAGCTGGGGGGTTGGGGACTACCGACTCCCACCGGCCCGAGGGCCGATGGAGAGAAGGTGGACCCCATCCTCGCGAAAGGTCTGGCGGTACTGCTTACGAGCAATGCTGAGCAAAAGAAAGAAGGCCTGAGAAGGATCGCACTAGCGTTCACTACCTCACACCTCAATCCTGCTGCTGCAGCATGCATACGGAAAGCAACCAACATGGTCGACCACCAGACAACAAACGAAGGCCACGAGTTGAAACCCAGGAACGACCTGATGGCAGAAGTGACAGCAGAAGCTGCCTCCTTCTTCTCCATACAGACCGATCTTGAGAAGGTCCTCGTGGACCCACCAGCCCCCAAGATGGGAACTATTGCCAATCAAGTTCGGAAAATCCTCACGACCTACGCCGAGCAGTGGAAATCGGTTAAACCGATCCAGCTTCCAAAAGCGAAGCAGCTACTCGAACACGCACAATCATGGCGACTCGAACCGCTAAGAGCGGAC